AAACTCAACTAAGTTATCCATTGAAATTTGTAATGAACTGTCGTTACCTGCAACATATTGTGTATCATTAGGCACATATCCTAAGAAATCTACACTACGGATATTATCATTTGTTGACACTTCCCAGTCAAGTATGTTAAACTGTGCTGAAGGATCATCAGGATTATCAGCATTGCCTTGAATATTTGTTTTAGCAGTATAAAATTCTCCATCTAAGAAAACAATATCACCTACATAATAATTTCTTTCAGGTGAAAATTCTCCTTTAAATCTTTTATCTTTAGCAAGTTCCCAATTATACTCAACGCCTTCTTCATCTGTACCATTGTTAACAAAATATATTCTGCCAGGGTTTGAAGGTGTTCCGTTACCTCTACATCCAATAAATGCTTTATACAAGTCACCACGTTTTGCCATTTTTATTTTGCTGCCAATGCCAAGACCTTCTATTAGATCAGGTACAATAAATGTTCCTACACTAGTAAATGTAGAAATATTTTCTCTTGCATAAACTGTATACATTCCAGAATTTGTAAATCCGTTTGATATACCATCGCCACTAGTAGGAATTCTAAACACTTCTTTCCAGTCAAAGTTTGTTTGATCTGGAATATTAGGATTAGTAGGTAAACCTAATATTTCGAAGTCTTTGTAAATTACATATTCTGCATCTTTAATTGTATCTGTGTTTGGTACAGGCTCTAGTACACCAGGTAATTGGAACACACATAATTTACCAATGCCAATTTCATCCTGTCCTAGAGAAGTTTCTTTAATATCACCTAATGTTCTAGTTACAGAATAAATTGGACTTGGATCATTAGGATCTCCTAAGAATTCGATATCACCACTTGCACCGTGGTTAGTACCTAAAGACCAATTGCCTACTTTGCTGCTTACAAAGATAGTTGCATTAATACCGTTTCTTTGATAAAATTCTACTTTTGCTGTTGCACCAGTTACACGGTCTCTAACAAATTGTCCAACTCTTGGTTCAAACGGTCTACCAAAATCATCTGTTTCTTCTAATTCAAAATCAATGTATCCGTCCCAAAGTCCAACAAGTTCATGTTTTTTGTTCACATTGATATAAGGTAAACCTATTTCTGTAATATCTACAAACGATCCATCTATAAAACTTGGCAATCTATAAACTTCAACACCAATAGTATCACCTATTTCTAAATTGTCAGTTAAACTCTTAGGTGCTCTCATAACAAATAGATCACTTAGTATAGGATCTAGTTCTCCGTATGCACCTGGTGAACCCTGATATGATAGTGTTCTAATATAAGAGTGATCACTATTAGCACCACTAAAGATGTCATCGTTAGCATAGTCAATTACGTTGCCGCCTGCTGCACCTGGATCTTCTTTTCCGTTTGGAATTACATTATATACTGCTAACGCACGACCTTCGTCTTCATTGTTTGTTGTAGGCAAATAAGTGCCATTAGTATTAAACCACCAGTATCCACCAAGGTCATCGCTAGTATCTACTTCTTCTTCGACAGGTGCAACTCTTTGGAATTCGCCGACAAACTCACCTGTTTCTAAGAACAACGATCCTGATACTGGCCATCTACCAACAGAACCTTTAACATATATTGTAGTTCTACCTTCGTCAGTATAAGAATAAGCTACATAGCCACTAGCGCCTATAGTGTCAACTTGCAACTCATCTCCTGGAACTGTGCTTACACTATTAACATAAAGAACAGCATCAACTTTTTCAACAATAGTTAAACCACTTTCTAAATATTCTTCATTAATATTATCGTATTCGGCATCAAACGGCTGTCTAGGAGTAGCAGGTGCTTCTTGGTTTGCACTCGTTGTTAGATACCAGTCTAAGAAAACAGTATCTCCTGGACCAGTTGCAATGTATGCATCTGCAGGTGCTCTTACAAGAATATGATCCGTTTCATCTTGTGCATCTGTAAACGGATAATTACCTGTTATTAAATTATTAAAGGTTATTTCTGCTTGTGTAATATTGTTACCTTGAATTACTTCAATGATAGAACCAAAACTACCAAATGGTTGGCTATCTCTAGCACCTTCAATATCAACTACTGCTTCCCATAGGCTGTCACTAAAACGAACAATTTCAGTATTTTCATAATCAGCATTAGGATCATAGTTTCCTTTAAATTTACTTTTTACATTGCTTGCATCAGGCGACCCTGCAATTATAAATTTTCCATCTGAACTAACTGCTACGCCTTCGCCAAACGCAATTCCGCCATCGGATAAATTTTCAGGTGGCTCAATAATTTGTGTAAACTGGAAGTTTTGATTGTTTCCGCCTCGAGTATACATGAAGATTTTACCGTTACCGTCAGCAGTCGGCGATGCTAGTGCCATAGTAACATTTCTTCCGTCTACTGCAAGTGCTTGACCAAAGTTATTGTTAGCACCAGTATCTTCTGCAGGTATTTTTTGTAGTAAGTTATATGATTGTGAATTTTTTAGCACTTTCCATTTGCTTGTATCATCTTCATCAATCCATATAAGTGTGTCTTTGTCAATACCCTGTTGTGCTAATTTGTTTGCTTCTTGATAATTAGCTACTCTGACTGGTACAAATTTAGTTACAATGCCATCACATGCATTAATATCTTCAATAACTTCATTAGTTTCAATTACTACTTTGTTTAATGTAACATCTAATACTTTATAAAATCCTTCAACAGGTTCTGTAGTTTGAGTTGAAATAGGATACGTACTATCAGTAGTCGCTCTATCTGTTACTATTAAATCGTATAGACCTATAACATCACCTACTTTAATGTCAGATGGGGCATTATCTAAAGTTACAATAAACTGGTTTTTATCTTCTGCACCAATACTAACAGCGTTAGCATTACCTTGAACTGATAATACTTTTCGATCTGTGATAGTATGTTGATATACATTCCAAGATTGATTTTCGGTGCTTATCCATACATAATTTTTATTTTTAATATCATTAAATTTTTGATCAAGTATATCATAATAATCACCTAGTGCAAGGGCTACATCATCTAAGTGTACAAAGCCTGCTGTTCTTGTAAACTGTGGCAACAGTTCAGTTCTTGGTAAAAAGTCATTAGTATAATTTTTTGGTTTTCTAAATACTTCAAAATCTTTAATTCTATAAACTAAATCTGTATCTGCAGAATCTTGATTTGTTAATGCTATAGGCTGTGGGTCGGCTCTATATTTTAGTTCATCTAGAGCTAATTCTACTTCATCAAAACCTTCGGCTGCACCGTACTGTGCTTGTTTAATTGCCCATTCTTCGTAAAACTCAAGACTTTCTTTATCTGCACTGCTGAGTACATCAAACAGTTTATCAAGACTATTACGTGTTCCTTTGTCAGCAATCATACCTTGATAAAACTTATATTGGCTTACTTCGTCATTAACAATATTTTCTAAATACTGTCTTTTTTGATATCCAATTAAATGTTGAGCAAGCTGTTGCTGATCAACATCAAAGTTGTCTGTGTCTAAACTATAAAAGTCTGCAAACTGGTTAACTTTATATTCAAAGTTAGAAGTCATAGTTGACTCAGGCTTACTGGAAAGTCTTGTCCATTCTTCACTATTAAATGTTTCAGCACCTATTACTTTAGCATCAGCAGTATAATAAAATTCTTTATACTTTATAAGATCGCCAATATCATAATCTGTCCACTGCTGCCATTCTCTAACTTTAGCTTCATTATATATAAAGCCTGGAATATTTAAACTGCCATCCCAATCAGTTGTTTTATAACCTAGTACCTTTATTCTTTCTTGTCTATAACCTGTGCTTGGTTGATAGATGACATCACCAAAAACACTAGTATTGTCTATAAGAACTACATGCTCTTTTTGTACTACTGGTAATTTAATAGCATAAACACCGTCTAAAGAGTTTCTAGGCTGAACTCGCATCTTATTAGGATCAGTTCTATTAATTCTTGTAAACTCGTCAGTTAGTTTTGTGCCATCTGCTTTTAATAAACTATATCCATAGAAGTTATCAAAAATATTATCAACAACACTGTATTCAGTTTCAAAGTTAATTTCATCAGCAACTGGACTCATTGCAATAATTGCACCTGCTGCCCAATTCTGTGTTGACCAGAACATAAATTCTCTACAACTATTTTTCCAATCAGATATTACTTGAGCATCTCCGTCAAAGAATTCAAATCTAAATCCTTCTGATTTTAGGAAACTTTGATATCCAAGTAAAAAGTCTACAACTTCTTGTATTGTGTTTAATACCGATCCGTATGGAAGGATTTCTACATTATTTGTATCAAAATTTTCTCTAAAAAATGCTTCGCTGCCGCCAGTTGTTGGTAACTTAGGTATTTTAACATACTTGCTTGGATCGAAAGTTGATGACGCTGTATGTGTTTGAAGAACTTTAAAGAATGTTCCTTGGAACTGGATATTTTTGCCTTCAATATAAGTTTGTAAAGGTTCCCATTCCGTAAACGGTTCACTTATGCCGCCAACATTTACAAATACATCTTTTGTTGTAGGCAATGCTCTATGATATTTAAATGCAGGTGTTTCTGAATTATAACCTCTAATAACAAACCCAAAAGTTTCTTTTTGTACAATTACACCACTATAGTTTACTAATTTTAATGCACTACTAGTGTTTAAAATAATATTATAGTTTTCTTCAGGAACAAACACATTACCTTTGTTTAATGGCGTTCTACTATCAAGTATAAGTTTAAATTTACTCTTATCAGTAAATCCGCCTAATTTAAATCCAAGATAATTTTTTATAGATTTTAATCTTTTTCCATATTGTTTAAATGATGCAGTAACATTACTAGACATATAGTTTGCAATATAATTTACTAAACCACTAGTAAGTACTTCATTAGGATCCTCTGAAGTATTTGGAAAAACAAGATCAGTAGTCGATATATGATCTCCAGTTGGAGTATATATTAATTGACCTAATTTATTTCTAACTTGTCGTGATCTGTCAAAACCTGCAGAGAGCAGTTGTGCAGGGTTATTAGTTAACCAACTTGTTAATATTGCAAAAGGATAATCTGAGCTTCTTCTCCATGCACTTTCTACAGGAGCATTATCACCAAAACTAAATGATCCGTCAATACCTGTACTATCATAACTTACAGGTAAATTAGCGTTTGAAGGACTTAGCAAATTACCTTCTGCATCAACCGGCAAGTATTGATATATTCCAGGGCGAGCATATTTTTTATTAATTATAAAAGGTTTATTTGGTTCTCTAATTATTCCCTTTTCAATATCTTCCCATAATAATCTATTTTCACTTGTATAAGGTGCTGGACCATATTGTTCATTCCACCAAGTTGGTTTAATTGTAAATCCAAGCATTTCCCAAGGATGTGTATGAGGACGATCAGTATCGTACATATTAATGTAAGCACCTCTCCACCATCCAGGTAGTTTTTGTCCATTTGGTCCTCTCATACCTTTATAGTTAAAACTAAATGAATCTAATCTATTAAAGTATTTGTGTTCTGTATAATCTTCGTCAACTAGTGTTAACCACTGAACAAAGTCTGTAATCATTGGAGAATAAATTTCTTCTCTTGAGAAACCTGTATCTCTATAATTACCGCTTACATAATTGTTTATATCTAAAACTGTAGGATCATATTTTACTTTTATATTATTAAATATTCTACGTTCTAAGTCTAAAATTAAATCATCTCTAAAGTCTCCGTATGCTCTAATAATGCTTCCGTCGTGACCTTGAAGCATAAGCGGAGAATTAGGATAAGAATTGTCGTAATAAAGTGCTGGTTCGTATAAAGGATACAACCCTAACTTAGTTGGTGTTGGAGGAATATATGAACCATTTGTAGTTTCATATTCGTTAATTTCAATTATATCATTAAATGCTTTTTCAGCAGTAATTTCTAAATAACCTTCATCATTAAAAACATAATCTTTATTATGCAATAATTGCACACCATTAATATAAACCGTTACTGCTCTAGTGTTTAATGTTTTTAAATTAAAAGGTGTTTTTAGTGCAAAAAACTCTGCGTCAGGATCTTCTACTGTAATTCTTGTTGTAATGCTTGGTCCGTGTGCTGCCATGTCACTAAAATAAAATGGCATGCTATTAGTCTTATCCTTGACAATTTCTCGTATAATAACATCAACGTGTTGCTTTGTTGGACCTTCATATCCTAGCGTTTCTGCTGTTTCTAAAAAGAGGCGTTTAAATTTACCATATTCTTTTCTAGCAAAACGCATTGCATTAATAATATTACTTTCTCTGTCTAGCAAACTAAACATTGATAAGTTTAATGGAGAACTATTTTTTATGAACTTTCTTCCAAATACACTTTGGTTTGCAATATCTCTAAGATTACTAGGTCCTGGGAATGTTCCTATATAATTTGGAACGTTTTCTGTAATAGTAGAAACGTGTTCTGTTACTTCTCCAAGTGTAAATTCTGCAACGTTTTCGTTTAACGGATTGCGTTCTAAGTTATGTGCAATTTCATAATAACCATTTGAATTTTTTGGAGTAGCAGTTTTAGAAGTTATAACAATATTTGCATCACTTTCAAGTTTGTTTAAAAAATTAACTGCTTTAATCTTATCAGCTGTGTCGATTAACTCGTAATCAATTCCTTCAGTTTGAATACGGTCGTTAACAAAAACTTTTACTTCTAAGTCTGAAATTAATGCAGACTTATTATAACAATTAATTGGATAGTTTATTCTTGTTCCGTCGTTAACATAACGTAATACAACATCCTGCTTTGAAAGTTCATTTGCTTTTTCGTATCTTCCAACTGTTTTGTATTGATTTCTTTCATTAAATTTTCGCAGATATCCTGCTTTTGCATTAATTGTATATGTGATGTCGTTTATTTGATATTCGTAAGAATCACTATTATAATTAAAATCAAATAAAATATCACCTACGTTGTCAATACTTCTATAAGATAGCGGAAATCCTAGAACAGTATCATTGCTTCCTGTGCCTTCTTTATAACTAAAGAGTTTGGTTCCTCTAAAATTATTTGCAGGATATTGAACAAGATCTGAAAAACTATACCCCGAAGTGTCAAATAAATCAAATAATGGTGGCTGGTTTGTGCCTACTTTTTCTTGCGCTCTATTCCAGTTATTACCGTCATAATACCAAAGAGATCCTGCATAGTCTTCTCCTTTGGTTACAAGAACATTTTCGTTAGGTGATGGTTCTGAATCTTCTGTAGGAACAAGAGTGATTTGTCCTTGATCTCCGGCTCCTCTAAATTGAATAAATTTTACTTCGAAAATTTTACCTTGAACTAATGGATCTGTATCTGCAAGAAAAATAATACGCATTCCTTCAGATAACTGTACACTGTCAATATTGTAACCTAAGCTACCTTCAATTGTACTAAATGCATCTGTAGTAAAATTATCAATTAGATCAATTACTTGTTTTGACTTTGTACCAAAGTTGTAAAGTTTTAACCCTGACTCAAATTCAATAATAGGTCTGTTAGCACGTTGAGACTGATCAATTTGATCGCCAGAGCCAAGTATGCTTGCTGCTAGTTCAATAACGTCTTTGTGGAACCAACGATTGTATCGTGACCAAAAGTTTCCGTCTGGACTAGAACGATTAATTGTAATGTAATCTTTATCTCTAGGATATCCTGTTGCTGTACCAAAGGGTAATCTGTCAAAACCCTCTTCGTTGTCAAATGGCACAACTAAGTCAATACCAACTGGAAACGAAACTTCAACGTCAATGTCAGAAACTAATTTAATTTCATCGCCAACACCTTCAACATACCATTCTGAATTTTGATATATTTCAGGTGATACATCGCCTTCAAAACGAATTTTTAGTCCGTTAGTCAAACTCCATTCATCTCGTGTTTGATAATATTTTTTGCCAAGTATTTCAGCTTCTACGTCAATCACTGTTGCTTCTGATTGATTAGCAACTTTAATAATGCCGCCGACATTAACATCATTTTCTGCTACATAAAATATTTCTGACGGTGTATCAGGTCCAAGGGTTATTTCGATAATACCTTGTTCTACTGCTTGAGCACTAATGTCTTTTGTAATTAAAAATTCTTCGTCTAGCGTTCTTGCAGTTTTGAATGTAAGAGGTAACCCAGGTGTATTAACTTCGAAAACATATTTTACACCTCTATACAATTTTAACACAGGGTTATTTGTTAATCCGTCTGGGGTAAAGATATAACTATAATCGCCTAATGCTTCTTGTATATCAACTTTATATGTGCTAGTAATTTCCTTTTCTTCACCTGGAACAACAACAGTTTGTGGTCCATTTGGTAGCCAATAGTACTCACGGAAGTTTGCAAACTTATCCCAATCAATATGAGGGTTCCATGCATAAAATTCTTGTTTATTATTTCGACTATGGTTGTTATTTGTTCCGCCAAAGTTAGCAATTTGATTTATATAATCTCTGTATTCAGCGTAAAATTCAACATTATCTAAATCGTCTTTAACAACAGCAACAGGTTCTAATTGATAATGTGCTCTTTCATTAGAAATTTCGTCAACATAGTTGTCACTGCTTTTAAATGCTTTAGCAGTTTTTCTACCAACATATCCGTTGATTTTTTGTGCAACACCCGGCTGTATTAGTTGGTCTAATGTTGACTGTAAAAACTTTTGGTTCTTATCAGATCTAAAATATTTTGGAAGGTGATAAGAACTTGTTCTTTTTTGTTTACCTTCGCCTGGTAATGGAAATTCGTTTTGATCTTCGTTAGCCATTAGAAGCTAATACCTCCGTTATTAGAACTGCTCGAAGTAGTACCACTAATTCCATTAGTGATATCTTGTGCTCCGCTTGTAACTGTAGTACTTTGTACGCCTACATTTGGTGTAGTTGATTTAGATACAACTACGCCTTGTGCTTTTAATTTGGATGCTGTAATTCCATCAATAATATCAATATTATCAACCGTTGCACCGCTAATAAAAATTTCGTCTGATTCAGATTTAATTTCATATAGCGATCCAAATGACTGATCGTCTTGAACAGGAACAATTATAAATGCTGCAATGTCTGGTGTTAGTTGAGTCATTACATAATTTGCAAGTTCGGAGAAATAAAATGTTTCTCCAAAGTCCCAATTTTCTAATGCAAAAAATTCAGTTATTGCATTAATAACTCTTGTTTTAACATCGTTGTCGTTAATAACTTTGTCTGGATTTTTAACAATTTTAAATCTAGCTTGCAAGTCGTCGTTAGCCTCTTGTCCAAATAGTATCTTATACTTAACTGGATGATAGATAATTTCATCTGTAAGTGATTTAATTTTGTTTAACGAATTTCCATAATCAATATACAATTGGTCTGAGCTAGGTGGCAACGGTTTTGGTCCTGATCTTTGTAACAACCATAGCCTAAATTCATTATCATAATTTCTTGTTAGCATGTACATATCAATAAGATTGCTTGCACTAGGATCAATTCTTGATGAATTGCCTGCTGCATGAATGTATCTAAATTTGATATTGTCTCTACCTAATCTTGCTTTATAATTAGTAGTCAAATTTAACTTTAGTGCTGTTGTATCTAATACTTCAAATATGTCTTCGTCTATGTAGTAAAATATTTGACCGTCATCGTAGTTACTAAAAGGTAATATTTCTGATTTGCTGTTTAATACTATAATATCTTGATTGATATTATTGAAATAGTTAAAATCTTCTACATTGTCTTCTGTTAGATATTTTTTAAATATGATATATTTAGAAGTAGTATTTGTATTTGGTGATACAATTTCATCAAACAAATCTGCATCATCAACAATGCCGTCTTCGTCATCGTCAAAATAGCTAACTTCTAATTTTTTACTATCAATGTACCCTTCTGGATCTCTGTATGCATCAACAATTTCCCATTTAAAGTCTTGTGTAAACGGTGTAGTATTTGCTGTAGGATCTTGAGGATTAATATTTAAAACTGTAATAGTGTCTTTAACAATTTTACCTGTTTTGTTATTATAAATTTTGTCATTGCTATCATAGTAAAATCTAATTTCGTTATCACTTTCAAATACATAACGCATAGATCTGTAAGTTACAGAATATGATTCTCCATTTGTTTCAAATAGCAATAACCAACTTGCATCTAATTGTTGGTTAGTTGTATCACCAGTTTTACCTGTAGAAAATGCTTCGCCAATTGATAAGTTATTTTCAGTTACTAGTTTCCAAGTTGCATCGATTTGATCAAATCTTAGACCAAAAGTTTTATATGCAAAAATTTGATCATATAATTGCTGTTTAACACCAGAACCTAAATCATTAGCAAGAGGTGGTTTAACTTCTGCAAGTATTGCATCTGTAGGAATAGTTTCGTTAACTAATACAGCGCCTAGACCGTCTTCTCTTTCTTCAAATCCAGTACCATTGATGCTAATAATTTTAACCCATTTATAATAAGTATCGCCTACTACACTTGCAGGACCTGATACTAGATTTCCGTTTTTATCAAAATGATCTGTGCTTATATCAGGATCATTAGGATTTTCTTTTGCTACATATCCTGGAGATACAAATTTAATAAGTGTGCCTTCTTTAACTAGTCTTAGAATAGAACTTGTAAACGATCCTAAGGTTGAAGGAATGCCGTCAACGTTTGTAAAGTAGCCCGAAGTGAATTCAGTATCTTTAGTAGTTTGCTTCCATTTAATGTTTAGATCTCTTGTAAGTATTCTTGGAAACTTATCAAAATAGTAGTTTCTTACTTTTATGTCTTGTAGTATAGGAACAATAACATTTTCAACTGCGCCTTCAACATCTGTTCTTGTAGTAAAAGTAAAGTTTCTAATTTTATCTTGATATTCTTTGTACACAACACCGTCGTTGCCATATAGTGTTGTTTGACTATATTTTCCAGTAGCATCTACTAGATCAAAGTATCTACTAATACCACTACTTGTTCTGTTAACACTTTTTACTTTTACAATTTGTTGATTAGTTCCTAGAGGAGCGACTTGATAGTCCTCTCCAGTAATCATTCTATTTTGTGTATAATAAGTGCTTGGAGCTTTTGATTTAATACTCTCTGTAGTTTCACTTATGGAACTGTTGTCAACAGTATATTTTAAACCATACACTATTGTAATAGTTTCTTCTCTACCTTTTTTAGAAAGATAAGGAATATTTACTGTAATATTTCTAAAGTCTTTAGGTCTTACAGTTACACGCTGATTCAATCCTGTTCTAAAGTAAACTTTAAAATTACCTTTTGGAAGATCACCAAATACACCGTCACTAAAAATTAAACTAATTCTATCATCAACTCTAGTTAAAACACTGAATATATTTCTTTCATTTTTCTGCACAGAATTATAAATGACATTGTTACCTTCTAATGCTTCTACTTGAGTCCATAATTCTTGCTCATTTCCAATACTGTCTAATTCACATAACCAAACGTCTGTATTGTTAATATTTGGTGTTTCAATTGCAACTGTCTGATTGCTGCTTGGATTAGTAATCGAAAACGTGCCTTGGTCTAAAATACCTTGACGGAAATGACTGAAAAATCCTGTGTTGTTGCTTGACGGACCTTTACCGTCTTCTCTGTATAAGAATGCAAAGTTGTTTCCTGGGTATGGTGGTTCTTCTAAAATAGTATCAGTAATGTCAGTTGATACTACTTCAAAACGTGTTGCACGACCGTCAATAGTTTTAGTAAAACTAAAAGTTGGAACATTGGTATTAATACTGTTAAATCTATACTGTTCGGTGCTAATACCAGCAATATTATCTTTTTTGTTTGGTTTACCAAAAGTACCATTTACAGGCAATGCTGTGTTGATTACTTTGATAAATTGCTCATACCAGTTAACATTTGCAGGGTCATTCCATACAATAGTTTGGTTTTGTAGATTAACACCGTTGCTGTCAATAATTTCTTCCGAAGTTCTTATGCTGTCAATTTTTAACAGTCCGTTTGCTACTTGATTACGCTTTGGATTGTAGGAAAGCAAACGTGCTAAACGTAGTACCGATTCTCTACGTTCAGCAAGTTCTAAGTAGTTTTCACGTGCATTTAGGTCAATGCGGAAGCTGATGTTTTGTCCAAGGAAAGCAATAAGATCAATTAGTGCAAGGTATTCACTTGACTCTACATAATCGTTAAAATCTTCAGGATAATTTTCCCTTAGATATTGAATCATTGTTCGACGTAAATTGTCGAAATCGTAACTTTGAAAGTCTGCATTACGGAATGATTGGTAAACACGTTTCCAATCTTCAGTCTGCAATAATCTATTTTGTCTATCTGTAGAGGACATCGGCTATTCCTTGTTTATACAATAATATTTAGCAGATATTAAAAAGTGCGTATATTATTGTAGGAAGCCTGCTTCTTCGTCAAACTTGAACTGAAGCTTCTCTACAATGCTATATGGAAGGTATGCTAATTCACATTCAATAAGTATACCACTTTCATATGAATCAACAGTTATTTGGTTAACTTGAACCCTTGGATCATAGTTTACAATTCTTGAAACATTGCTTATAATTGCGTTTCTTGCATCGTCTGTTAACGGTTCAAAAAGTATGTCCCAAATAATAGTTCCAAATTCAGGATCACTTAGTTTTTCACCTTGGCGAATATGGAAATGATTGATGATATCTTGTTTTATTAGAGCAATATCGTATAACACATGTGAACTTGTGTTTTCATCAACTGTGCTGAATCCTTTGTATGTAGGACCAGAATCTGCAATCTTATCATACGTTGTGTTAGATTTAACTTTAATTTCTTGGTAAAGATTTTTTTCTAAAGTGCTCATAACGTATTTACCTTAGGTTGGCTTCTTGAATGTATCTGGAACTGATGGGAAAGGTGGTTCAGGTAGTTCGTCAGTAGTACCGTTTAATAATAGTCCTTGTCGAGCTTCTTCATTTTCAGGATCGTCATAGGGTTTAGCTGCTGTTTCTTCGGGTACAAAGTTTTTAGGATCAAGATGTTCATGATCTGGCCATGGTTCGTGATGCGGAATACGCACCGGAACACTTGCTGTTCCAGCTTCTTCTGCTGCACCGTCTGAACTGTTCATGTAAATCTTGCCATCGGTAGTTTCTCTATGATCGCCACCAGCATAAATGTTTGTATTACCATCTGCTTTTAGTTTGCCGTCGGCATCTGCTTTTATTTCCCAGTTACCAATAGTGTGTACAAAAAAGTTTCCGTCTGTGGTAATATTCATATTACCTTTTGCTTCAAAATTTATGTCTCTGTCAGCATAAAAATTAATGTCGTTTTCAGTTCTAAAACTAATGCTGTCTTTTGCATAAACATCAATTTTTCCATTACCTGTCATTTCGATCCAACTGTTGCCGCTACCGTGTGAAATATAAATCAAATCTTCAGTATTATGCATTACAATTTGATGACCTTTACGTGTTTTGATACGTATTAGATCATTAGCAGGTAAAGTTACATCGCCGTCTGTTTCTCCAGCGTCAAAATCAGCATATTCCATTTTATCAGCTTCGTCGCCGCTTGCTGGTTTTTTACGCAATAAAGATGCATCGCCGTCATCCATTACAAATGAACTTCCGCCAAGTCTATTAAAAGGACGGTTAACAGATCTTCCAGGTTTGCCGTAAGTAGCTTTTGGTCCATTAAAATCTAACGGTCCAGGAGTACTCCAACCAAATACATGACTAGGTGCTTCTCGTCTACCGCTAGATGTATTTGTGCCTCTAATATGATCATCTATTAATCCTGCATCTTCCAATCGTTTTTTCTCGTCAGGATTAACAGGCTTTAAAAATTTAGTTGGATCTCTACTAGTTCCTTCTTCTTGTTTTTTGTTATATTCACCAACTGGTAATGCTTTGGTATTATCATCTTTGTTGTAACTTGTAGATGCATAGCCAGGTGTCATAAAGTTTACACCAGTATCAGGAATACAACCTAACCAATAGGCTTTTGAAAAGTCGCCTTCAGGCATAACAACAATTACTCTAGTACCTACATCAGGCGGTACTGCCCAAAAACCGTAACTTTTTTGTGTACTAGGATAATCATCATTGTTACTAAGTCCATGATTGGGTGTTGTTCCAAAAAATGGACTTGCATACTGACAAATAATATAGTCTGTCATATTGCCGCTGCTAGTACGCTTTGTTATTTCAACTTCAATTGAACCCATAAAATTTGTGTCAAGATGGTTTACTACTACTCCTACATATATGCCGGAGTTTTGTTGTCGTCTACTTGGGGTTCTTTGTTCTGTTGACATTAGGTATCAGTTCTCGCATTTGTTATAGGTTCAATATCATTTGCTGGTGTACCTTCGCCAACAGCTCTGCCGCCTTTGAGATCTGATAGAATTGCACCTGCAATGCTTTCAAGAGTTAAATCTTGATTTCGCTTTCTATTTAATTTCAGTGTTTGTGTAAACACACCATCTTTGAAATTATTCTCAACAACAATTACTTGATACACGCCACTAAACATTGCTATAGGTAAAAATCCACCAAGCGGATATTTTACAAATCCATCTTCTTGATC